GCACCCTGTTGGTGCACAACCTGAATGTTAAACACTGTTTAACAATCCCAGCAGTATGTTAACTAAACAACGTATTAACCGCGAGCCCGTCGGAAACGAAGAAGTTGTTTTTACTTCCTCGACTCCTGGTTTCGATCCAGTTACTGTCATTGCTGCGATACAAAGTCATACGACTTTATTCGAAGAGATGACACCTAACTCGGACGGAGACCGCCGACAGTGGAAACCGTTTGAACATTACAAATGTCAAACGCAACCATCGTCGGGGCTGTCTTCCTTATACCTTCACGACACAGGTTATCCGTATTATACGGCTACTGTGCGTGATCAGTATACGGCGGCTACTACGGGATACAGCGGTGGTTTTGGAAACCCCGTTGGATCCAGTTACGGTACGGACCCTGGTATGCCCTTTGCGGGCCTACCAGAGTTGTATAAGAAGAGAGTCGACGGCGGGTTTATACCCGAGCCGGCCAACCTTAGTTCTTTGAAGCAACGTGCTTTACGCACAATGCTTCCTGGAATCAAGGCTGAACTTAGCGTCATTAATTCTCTTATAGAATTAAAGGACTTTAAGTCTCTTCCGAGAACTCTGTCGTCTATCGGCCGCCTTTTGTCTGGCGTTTTCGCCAAGCGAGAGGCACCTATGCGACAGATCGTACGTGGAGCAGCTGACGGTTACCTGCAAGCGCAGTTTAACGTCATGCCGCTCTTATCTGATATTGCAGGCATTTATGCTGCAATATCGCGAACAGAAGCTCGTGTAAACGATCTTCTGTCTCGTGCAGGAAGGCTACAGAGAAGGCATTTCACCTACTCGTGGACGGAGTTTACTCCTACTGATGAAGTAGATTCTCAAGATTGGCTAATTGAACGACCATGGGTCGTTCCCAATCTGGAGCGTCTCTACAACAGTCGTAGAACAACTTCGCTTCCTTCCGTGTTTCATGCTATGATTGAGTATAATTTTAATTTTACTCAATACCAGATCGAGCATGCTCGCGTTCTTGCACTTCTGGATGCTTTCGGATTCAACCTGAATCCGGCAATCATCTGGAATGCAATTCCGTGGTCATTCTTGGTTGATTGGGTCATCAGCGTAAGCCGATGGCTCGATCAATTCAAGATAGATAACATGAAACCGCAGATAAACATACTGCGTTACCTCTGGAGTATCCGTCGTGAACGATTGACATATTTGAGCAAGGAAACTCGCTCTCAGACGTCTCCGTTCACTAGGGTCACTGGCAGAGTAACGCTCCCTATCATTCGCGAAACGGCTTACCGCCGTTCTGTGGGTGATTTGGATGAAGGCTCAGTTTTACTGAGCGGGCTTACTCGTCAAGAGTTTAGCCTAGGCGCCGCGCTTGTGCTTTCGCGCAAGCGTAGACGCCATTAACATCCGTTTATACGGAATGCTGGCAGACCATCGGTCTGCTAAACCAAAAGCATGCTAAGTAATACACTTAACACGAACGAGATCAAGGACGCAGCTGCGGCGGAAGTTGAATTCCAACGCATCGAATCAGACGCAAGGAAAACTGTCTTCGCTAAGATTAGCGAAGCGCCTGCCTTGCCGCACCGTATCACTATTTCACATAGTGAGTCGGGTAGTGGCTTGAACAGGCGTCGCAGATCAGTAGTTCGAGTTGACAAAACTGTCATCTCCACTGTTGATTCTGTGACTCCAGTTACTGTCTCAGCATACGAAGTCTTGGACGCCCCTGTGGGCGCCCTCGCTGCGGGCACTGAGATGACCAATGTCGTCGCAGAGTTGGGGTCGTTCGTGCATACAAATGCAACGTCGACCTTTCTCTATGACGGTACTGGTAATGGGTCTGCTGCGCTTCTGTCGGGAGGCCTTTAAACCTCTCTGGCATCGGCGCCGTCCACTATCGACCATGAGCTGTAACAAGGAGTTATCACTCCCCTTACTCGTGTTACCTAACTTCGATTATAATGCAATTAATTGCATTGTTCTTCCAAGTTGGGTTCCACCTGTGACTCACAGTTCCACTCGATAGTCTCATGATTAACTGTTACGTGCCAAATATCTGATATACTTGATCACTTCCGATTTCGGTCGGGACATCCAGGAGAGCTGGAGTAAACTCAACTTTCCCTTTAGTAAGGGTAAGTGTGAGAACTCTAGCAATCCTTTCTGTCAGATCGACGTCGGGGTAATTGTAGTCAGGTACTCGGTTAGTAGCATCGTCAACAATGACGAGGACTTTGATGCGTCTCTGTTTTAGAGTCGCACCATTCCCAATCGTTGCTAACGGATTCGGTCCTTTTGGCATAGGTCATTAGGGCTGGATGTGATGCATGAGTTCGTTCATTCGGATCGTGGAGAGTGTGCATGCTCTAGGAGGAATACCTTATGGTATCCAATAAGAGCCTAGATGAGTTAAAAGTCATCGCTGCACTTCTCCATGACGTTCAAAACGCTCATGGATCGGTGTTTAACACTCGTGCTTGTCGCAATACAATTAATATTGTACTGAAACGAACACGCTCTGAGGGAATGGGTTTTCTAACGAAAACCCTGCCACGTCTGGCAAAGGCCTTTGATAAGGCTATTGCTGGAGATACTCCGTTAAACGCTACTTCCCTGGGTTTCTCAACTCAGGCAGGTAGTGAACTTCCTAGATTTCTAGGTGAGTTCTTTAACAGGGTTCTCCAAACAGACGGTGCACTTCTTCAGAATCCGTGTGCATATAGCGTCGGAGTGATTAGGGATGTTTGCTACTTGTTTTACAAGTATGAACTCCCCTACACTGAAGAACAAGAACAATCGGTCATCTCCAAGTTCGAAAGAACTGAAGCTGACATATCGGCATGTTCAACCAAGTTACAAGAAATTGCAACTTGTCTTGAAGCTACTACTTCCGTTCGTGCTAGACGCCCTAAGGCTTCTAGTACTGCGGAAGTAGCACGCGAAGCGAAGAAGCTCCTTTGGGAGCTTTTCCGTTACTTCGATCCTACAGATATTAATCCAAGGCACGGACCAGGAGTTGTTGCTACTAAGCAACAGCTTTCTGGTAAGTATCTTTGGACTAATGTGTCGGACCGGATCACTAGCAAATACCCATTGGATGCATATTACTATGCATCTTTGAGTCATGTTTGTGATCGGTTAGATAGCCTTATGGCTATCACTGGTGACAGTCTTCCGGCCAAGGTTATCCTTGTTCCGAAAGACAGTCGTGGGCCACGTCTTATTTCTTGCGAACCCGTTGATTTTCAATGGATTCAGCAAGGTTTAGGACGAGCCATTGTCGAGCATGTGGAACGTCACCCTCTTACCAAAGAGAGTGTTCGTTTCACAGATCAGACCCCGAACAGGTACGGAGCTTTATTGGGCTCTATAACTGGGCGGTATGCTACCCTTGACCTCAACGAGGCCTCGGATAGAGTAAGCGTCGGTCTAGTTCGCCTACTGTTCCCGGAACCCCTTTTGGGATACCTGGAAGCTTGTAGGAGTTCATCAACTGTGCTCCCTGACGGACGAGAACTTGAGCTACAGAAGTATGCGCCAATGGGAAGCTGTTTATGCTTTCCCGTTTTAGCGCTTACTATCTGGGCTATTCTCGCCGCAGGAGCACCCAACGCGGATACTCGAGAGAGTATCTATGTGTATGGTGATGATGTCATCGTCCCAACGGCTTACGCCGTGAACGCGATGGAACTTCTCGAGTCATTTGGTTTAAAAGTAAACCGTGACAAGAGTTGTATCAGTGGACTCTTTAGAGAGTCGTGTGGCATGGACGCTTTCAAGGGCGTCAACGTCACTCCAGTTCGTTTACGAACTGTCTGGTCATCAACACGCAGCCCTGAATCTTATACGAGTTGGATAGCTTATGCTAATTCCTTCTACGATAAGAAGCAGTTCCTTACTTACGATTACATCGTAAGCTGTTTATTGGACCTCTACGGTCCAATACCTGACGAAGAGATATCTCATAAGAGATATCCCTCGTTGAAGGAACTGCCTGCTTGCTCAAGGAGATGCAAACGTAGATGGAACAAGAGTCTGCAAAGACTCGAATACCATGTATACGTTGTAACCTCCCCTCAAGTAACACAAGTCATCGACGGCTGGGCCATGCTTCTTCGATATTTTGTCGAAAAGGCAGGTCCTGCAAGTCGTTTACTTGAATCACAATGCAAGACGGGTCCTGGTGGTATAAACCACCTTGATACAGAACAATCTGTTTTAGATTGGCCTGTCCCGTTCTCAGTCAGTACATACACGAAACGTCGTTCAAGCATACTTGTTCGGCGTTGGCGATGATAGGTTGAAAGGCCAGGTTCCGCAGATGTTGGAGCCTGTACTACTCAACCG